CGTTGTTCCAGGAAAATATACTTGGGATACGGTACCACAGCCCACAAACCCAGATGTTTACTTACGACAAGCAGCACCTGGAAAAATTACAGCCGTGATACGATTCTCTGGTAGATGGACTGAGAAAAATGCACTAAAGGCACGTAATAAGTTATATGAAAAGTTAGAAGAAGTAAATGTTTCACCTGTAAGTAAACCAATTATAGCTGCATATAATTCACCTTTTTCTATACCTTGGTTTCGTAGAAATGAAATCTTGGTAGAGGTGGATACTGCACCATTAGAACATCTTATTTAGGAGACTACGATGAATAAATGGCTGGCACTTTTAACAGTATTGCCAACACTAGCATTAGCAGAAGATCCTCTCGCACTATATGAGGTTCCTACTACTAAATGGACTGGAGCTTTAGAATTAAACCGAGAGCCAGATCTAATTATAGATCTACCACCACAAGAAATACCTGCCACTGGTATGATTCCATATCGTTATGTGACAGTAGATATTCCTCTCGAGGAAGATCGCTGGGTACAAGCAAGTGAATGGTTGCCTGGCGATAGGACTGTATTACACCACACGCTAAATCAATTAGTACCACCTGATTCAAGACCTAGTTTTCAAGGCTTTCTTGGTAATCAATCTGGTAGGGACTCAGATCAAGTAGATTTGGCTGCATATGTTCCTGGTGGTACTGCTACAGTTTTTCCTGAGAACACTGGTGGGTTACTGAAAGCAGGTTCAAGCCTACAACTGCAATTGCATTATACTACAAACGGTACAGCAGCAACTGATAATTCTAAACTCGGTGTTTGGTTTTACCCAGAAGGCGAAGTACCTGAAGAAAGAATGACTGGTATGTGTGCTTGTATCTTCCCTGATGAATGGACAAACATTCCTCCAGGCGATCCTAACTTTGTACAAACACAAAGCATTAATATCAGAAATGATATTGAACTACATACTTTCTTGCCTCATATGCACTGGAGAGGTAAGAGCATGAAGGCTGTAGCATATTATCCTGATGGTACACAAGAAGATTTAATCAATGTTGCTAACTACGATTATGATTGGCAACTTGCTTATACATGGGAAGAGCCTAAGTTTATTCCTGCAGGAACAACCATCACTGTAGATGGTGCTTTTGATAATTCAGCAATGAATCCTGCAAACCCAGATCCTGAGCGTTCAGTACCTTGGGGGCAAATGTCAGAGGACGAAATGTTCTTTGGCGCAATGACATGGAAAAACCTAAAATAAACAGTATGAAAACAATATTAGTCTTTTTTAGTTTGTGCTTGCTAGCAGTACCTTTATGTGTACAAGCACATCCCAAGCTAATAAAAACTGAACCTGTTGCTGATTCGATTGTTGAGGCAGCAACAGGGGTTTCTCTGTCTTTTAATCAAGATGTGAGATTGCTCAGATTTTCTGTTACATCAGAAAACGGTACTGAGCTAGACAGTGATTTCGTTCGACAAGCAAAAAATAAGAAAGATTATCTCATTGTTGTCGATAATATGGTTAAAGGAAAATTTACTGTTACTGCTTCTGTTATAGGAACAGATGGTCATCCAGTTAGTAGGTCTTTTAGCTTTACTGTTGAATAGCACTGTATGGCGCAATGACCTGGAAAAATCTAAAATAAGGAGAAAGTTATGTGGACTAAACCAACTTACGAAAAAATCCGTTTAGGATTTGAAGTAACAATGTATCGCAAGACAGTATGATCTATGTATGGCGGTATCCCATTATTTTCAGTGTTCTGTTTAATATTGATTGTGTGTGATACCGCCATTCATGTTATGATTCAAATGTATTTCGAAGGTCATCCAGCATTTAAGGATTGACAAACCTCAAAATCCTTGTTATTATATATAGTGTTGTACAGTAACACCCTACCCCCGTTTCTGTATATATCCGTAACACTATTAACGCCCACAAGGCAAGGAAATGAGATGAGAAAGCGAGACATCGCAATGGCAACAGCACAATCCGTAGGAACTATAGTTTTAGCATTTGCAATCCCCGCAGTAATTGTTCTTGCAAACAATGGTTTCTAGAATATTTACATTATATATTGTATTTTGCGTACACCTGTTTGTTAATACCGATTTTGTACCACGTATTAAGCTACACAGACACATAGAGGAACAGGTATTATAAATAGTAGACACAAAAAAGGTAACTACTATGGCTTATACCCCAACCGCAAGTATAACAGAAGCAACATGGGACGCTGGGAATCCTAGTGAACTAGATTATCTAAAACCGAACGGCTTTAAATTTCAAGTACACAACCTTCCCAACGTCTCATTTTTCTGTCAATCAGCAAACATACCAGATATAACTTTAGGCGAAGCTACTGTGGCAACTCCACTAGTAGATTACTTTGTGCCTGGAGAAAAAGTTACTTTCGGCACATTGAATATTAGATTTCTGATACAAGAAGGTATGCAAAATTATAAGGAACTTTATAATTGGTTAGTCGGACTGGGTAATCCAGAATCCACACAACAATTTACTAATTTTGTTTCTAATCAATCATATAGATTTCCTGGAACTAAGTCTAGTAAACTAGTTGACAAGGCTCTGTTTAGTGACGCATCATTGTTTGCTTTAGATTCAAACAATAATCCTAATATAGAAATTAAATTTATTGATGCTTATCCTACAGCGTTGGGTGGGTTAGATTTTGATATTAGCTCTGGCAGCACTGAGTATTTTCAAGGTATCGCTTCTTTTAGATACAGACAATACGAGATTACAACTATATAAATATAGGTATATATTATGAGGTTATATTATGATTACGTTAAACGAATTGCAGGAAGAGTGGAAGTCTGACTGTAAAATAGATGAGTTGAATTTAGGTAGTGAATCTACTAAAACTCCTGAACTACACGCAAAATATTTAAATTATTTGACAACATTTAAATTACAACTGAGAAAATATGAATCTCAGATGTTGACTTTGCGTAGAATAAAACATCGTTACTTCAGGGGTGAGCTGTCTAAGGAAGAACTTGACAAATTGGGTTGGGATCAATACTTAGGTAATCAACCATTAAAAAATGAAATGCAAGAATTTTTAGACAGTGATGAAGATGTCATAAAAATTGTAGATAAAGTAGAATATGTAAAGGCTTGTCTATATCAATGTGAGACTATTATGCGGTCACTAAATAGTAGAACATGGGATATAAAAAATGCAGTTGAATGGACAAAATTTACTAATGGTTTGATGTGATAAAAGTAAGTAAGAAAAATGAAGTACATCTAAAGATAGAAACGGAGCCAGGTATATCACAGGAGCTCAATGATTTCTTTACTTTTGAAGTACCAGGTGCAAGATTCATGCCACTATACAAAAATCGTATGTGGGATGGTAAAGCACGTTTGTTTAATATGTATAGGCAAGAACTGTATGTAGGATTACTTCCTTACTTACAAGACTTTGCTGATACACTAGAATATAAAGTAGAACTAGACATAGAAAACATAGGTGATCCTGTGTCTACAAAATATGTTGAAAATTTTGCTGAAAAATTAAATTTACAAAGTGGAGACAAAGACATTGAGATACGAGATTATCAAGTCGAGGCTGTCAAGCATGCTATCAACACTGGTAGAGCGTTGTTGTTATCTCCTACAGCATCGGGTAAGTCGCTTATCATCTATAATCTTATTCGTTATCATCAGCACCTCAATAGAAAGCAACTTATTATTGTCCCTACAACCTCACTTGTTGAACAAATGTACGGTGACTTCCAAGACTACGCAACCGCAAACGATTGGGCTGTGTCCGAGAACTGTCACAGAATATATGGCGGCAAAGAAAAGTCAAACGACTATCCTGTAACTATATCAACGTGGCAATCTATTTACAAGTTTCCTAAGTCTTGGTTCGATAAGTTTGATGTTATTTACGGAGACGAAGCACACTTATTCAAAGCAAAATCACTTACTACAATATTAGATAAATGTGTCAATGCCAAGTATCGTATTGGCACAACAGGAACACTTGACGGATCTAAAACACACAAATTAGTTCTTGAAGGCATATTTGGTCAAGTCAAAAAAGTAATTACAACTAAAAAATTGATGGAGTCAAAACAAGTTGCTGACTTAAAAATTATAGCAATGGTTCTTGATTATCCCGAGGTTGACAGAAAAACTGTCAAAGGTATGTCATATCAGGAAGAAATGGATTGGTTGGTGTCAAATCACAAACGTAATCTTGTCATACGCAATTTATCTACAACACAAAAAGGCAATACATTAGTTTTGTTTCAGTTTGTAGAAAAACATGGGAGAATACTACATGACATGATTACAAAAAAGTGTCCTGACAGAAAAGTTTTCTTTGTATTTGGCGGCACTGATACTGAAACACGAGAACAAATACGTTCTATTACAGAAAAAGAAGAGGATGCTATAATCATAGCTTCATATGGGACGTTTTCAACAGGCATAAATATTAGAAACTTACATAATATTGTTTTTGCTTCACCTAGTAAAAGCAGAATCCGAAACTTACAAAGTATTGGTAGAGGATTGCGTAAAGGAGATAACAAAGTCTCTTGTAATCTATTTGATATAGGTGATGATTTACAGTGGAAGTCTAAGAAAAATTATACGCTGACTCACATGGTTGAACGTATAAAAATATACAATGAAGAAAATTTCAATTACAAATTAGTAAGAGTACCTATAAATGTCGAATAGTTATCAAATTTTAAACTTAGTCAACGGACTGACTCTTGTTGGAGACGTTGAATGGTCAACTGAGTGTGCTATTATACACTACCCTTTAGAAGTCACAGCCAATTCAATTGCAAATGAAGAAGGCAGAATAGTAGGTGAACACATGGTGTTGAAGCCTTATCTAGTAATGAGTGAAGAAACAGATGTTTCCATAGATCAATTGCATATTTTAACTTCATCTACATTGGCAGAAAGACTAGCTTCATCGTATGAAGATATGGTAAATAGTGTTTACTTTTCTACTAAAGAATTCTCTGGTGAGTTTTTACAAAATGAAAATGTAGAAGAAATAGATGATGAAATATCGAATATGTCAGTTGAGGATAGAACTAGACTTAAAGAACAAGTAGATAATCTGATAGAGAATATGTCAGTGAAGAAGCCTGATGATGGGAAACTGCATTAGAATATCCCTTTAATCCCAACAAGGATATTATAGCAATCTAACAAGTTTATGTCAAGCATTTTTTTACTTGACAAAGTATTATAAAGATCGTATTATTATATTATGGAGTTGAACATGAAAAAAACAAAAAACGCACACTATGTAGACAACAAAAAGTTCTACGCAGCTATTAAAGACTGGAAAGCTGAGTGGGATGAAGCTGTTGCCAACAACGAGCCGACACCTCAGTGTACAAATTACTTGGGTGAGTGCTTTGTTAAAATTTCAAATCATTTAGCTTACAAGTCTAACTTTGTAAACTATACTTTCCGAGACGAAATGATACTTGACGGCATTGAGAATTGCCTGAGATATGCTGACCGTTTCAATCCTGAAAAGTCTGACAATCCTTTTGCATACTTTACACAAATAACTTACTATTCTTTTGTTAGGCGTATAAAGAAAGAAGCAAGACAAACTGAGACAAAATTAAACTACTTCCAAAACATTGACCTTCAGCAGTTGTTGGATGAGATTGAAGGTGATGGACACAGTTATGAATATCTATCTTGGGTAAGAGATCAAGTAGACACCAATATGAAGGAAAAAGCCCAATTGGATAGTATCATACCAGATTCTGCCAAAACTAAGCGCCGACCGCTGTATTTTGACGAAGAAAATAATTCTTGACATATAGCTTTTAGTGCTATATAATATACATTATGAAAATCAGATACTCTGAAACATTCTATTCTTTCCAGGGCGAGGCAGAACTAGCCGGAACTCCTACTGTTTGGTTACGTTTTTTCGGATGTAACCTAGAGTGTAATGGTTTTGGACAGAAAAATCCTGCATTGCCAGAAAGTCATAAACTTCCATACAAAGAATTTGATCCCAATAGAATACGAACAGTCGAAGAACTTCCCGTATGGGAATATGGTTGTGATAGTTCTTATTCGTGGTCAATGAAATATAAACACCTAGCTAAGGACTCAACAGTTGAAGGTATTTGTGATGAACTAGAGTCTAAACTCCCATATGGTAGTTTTATTAATCCTTTTACTGGACAAGAAAATATGTTGGCTTTTACTGGTGGTGAACCCATGTTACGCCAACGACACATGAAAGCAATAGTAGGCGAGTTTCTTCATCGAGGTAATGTCCCTAAAATTATCACAGTAGAAACAAACGGTACAAAGCCTTTGAATCCTGATCTTCAAAACTATATCAATACATATTTGTCTGAAATGGGTATACGTTGGCATTGGGCTATCAGTCCAAAAATTTTGCATACTTCAGGTGAAAAAGATGCAGTTGATGTTGGTAATTTTATGTCATATGTTGACGGTGTTAAAGGCACATCTTGCATAAAATTTGTATGTAATGGCAGCACCGCCAGTTGGCGTGAGATCGCTCACTATAAAGATGAAATTATTGAATATTGTTTACATGCTGAAATACCTGTTCCTGATATTTGGATTATGCCTGTAGGCGCTACAAAAGAAGAACAGGAAAAGGTTGCCAATATTTGCATCATGGCAATGCAACAAGGTTATAAAGTCGCTACGAGGAACCATGCTTATGTCTTTGGCAATCAAATCGGAACATAGCACCATGTCAGTTGAATGGGATTACGTTGAAGTATTAGTAGAAGAGATATCTAAACGTATTAAAAGAAAAGAAATTGAATTTGACAATATTATAGGATTATCCAGAGGCGGACTTGTACCTGGAGTGATGCTGTCTCACGCTTTGGGTGTTAATTTTATTCCATTAGTGTGGCAAACAAGAGACGGTGATAAAAAAGACAGAGAACTCTTGTCTAAATATAATAGTAGCAAAACTCTTATAGTGGATGATCTAGTTGATTCAGGAGAAACATTTTTTCAAGTAAAAGAAACTGCTCCTGACGTACAATATTGTGCATTATTTAATAAACAACCTTCAATAGCACTTGACTTTTGGGGTTCAACTTTATATAATGAAAGCAGATGGTTAGATTTTCCATGGGAGCTACAATGAGAACTAGTGCAATACGTAAAGAAGTAAATCCTAATATAAACGAATCAGATGTTATGTATGTGGTAGAGCTGTATGAAGATGGCGAACTAGTAGAAATGCGAGCATTGCCAAATAAAAGTATCCACTATGCTAACGATGTGAGTGAAAATTGGAACAATGGAATCATCAAAAATGGTAAGTGATTTAATAAAATCTAGGCTAAAAAAAGCAGGCAAAAGATACTATGCCTCAGACAATATCGCTGAGTTTTTACACGAAGGTGAGAAGGAAAAACTAGTAGAAGAATTGACTGAAAAATTCAGTGGTGTTCTTGACAGTCTTGTTATTGACAGTGACAACGATCCTAATTCACAAGGCACAGCAAAAAGATTAGCTAAAATGTATATCAATGAACTCATGTCGGGTCGTTATGACATGATGCCAAACGCTACAGCATTTCCTAATCATATAGATGATGGATTTGAAGGTATGCTTGTTGTTCGCAGCGAAATAACTTCAATGTGTTCACATCACCATCAACCCGTCAAAGGCGTAGCTTACATAGGTATCATTGCAGCGGATAAATTAATTGGTTTGTCTAAATATACACGTATAGCACAATGGTGTGCAAGACGAGGCACACTACAAGAAGAGTTGGCGAACGATATTGCTAGTGAAATTATGAAGGCTACTGGCAGTCAGAACTTAGGTGTTTATATACAGGCTACTCATGGCTGTGTAGAACACAGAGGTGTTCAAGCACACAGTTCTTTGACTCAGACAACGGTTCTTAAAGGTAGTTTCTTCAATGATGCGGGAACTAGGAAAGAATTTTTTGACAATATTAAATTACAACAGGATCACGCTCCAAGATGAGAATAAAACCCAATCAACCTCAAGTTGTTGTAGACTTAGAAACACTTAGTACACACGCAAATGCGTGTATCGTGTCTATAGGCGCTGTAAAATTTACACTTGAGGATGGTATACTTGATGAATTTTTTGTAAACGTAGAGCCAACTACCTGTAAAGATGTCGGTTTACACTTTGACAAAAACACAATTGAATGGTGGACAAAGCAAACACCTGAAGCACGTAAATCATGGCAAGAAAATCCTATACCGTTGACTGATGCTCTTTTACAGTTTGCAGATTTTTATGAAACAGGCAATCCTATTTGGGGTAACGGTGCTAACTTTGATATAACCATACTAGAATCAGCATACTATGCTATAGGGTATGACAAAGACAAGGAATACGGACAACACTTGCCATGGAAGTTTTGGGACATTTATTGTTTGCGTACACTGACAAATATATTAGATAAAAAGTTAGAAAAAACAGGCATCAATCACAATGCTTTACATGATGCTATTGCTGAAGCACGTTTAATTATTGATATTTTAAAGTCTTAATTATGAATAGAAAACTAGAATATGTGTTGTCAGGCACCTCCTATGTTCGTTTGACAAATCCACAATTGATAAACAATCCTACAAACGTAGAAGTAGTAAACGAATTGTTTGACCACTTTTTTGACGGTAAATACTCTCACAATTGTTCATTACTGTACAACGCCTATGCCGAATCAGGTTTCGGTGAACGTATGCAAAATTTTACAAACCACATCCAAAACATACACGCTGATTCTGGTGGTTTGCAAATGATTACGCTTGGTAAAACTATTACGCCTGAATTAAAAGATAAGGTGTATGAAAATCAAGCTAAGTGGGCAGACGTTGGTATGTGTTTTGATGAAATACCTTTGGTTCTCACAGGAGAAAGATCAGAACGTAATGCTACAAGAGACAGGTATTTTGACAAAGATAACTTTGAACATTATGCAAGACTTACTGGTAAAAATATTAAAAGACAACTAGAAGTTTTTGAACAAAATGACAGTAATTGTAAACCTTTTTTAATTTTACAAGGTCATTGTTATGATACCTATATGCAATGGTATGATTGGGTGTTGGATGAAATACCTCAGTCAGAACACCATCGTATAGGAGGACTTGCATTAGGAGCAGCAGCACTCGGCACAGGTCCGTTAGAAGATGTACAACGAGCCTTTATTGCAAGTCAAATACCTTGGCATCAAGATAAAATGCACCTTCACATATTGGGTGTTGGATCAATTAGACGCCTACTGCCTTATTTGATTTTTTGTCAAAATGGTTTGTATGACCGTATGGAAATTTCATACGATTCTACTACACATTCTAGAGCAGTTGAAACAGGATTGTATTATCTGAACAACAGTACAATGAAATACAGTAGAGACCCAGATGATAGATATAGAATCATATTAGAAGATGTTAAAAAACAATATCCTCAACTGGATATACCTAAAGAAAAATTTTATGAAATGTTAAATACAGCCGGCAGTCCTTGGTTTGAGAAATATGGTAGTATCACTGAATGGCAAAGAACTAGAACCGCTATGATATTCGGATGTGTGTCTAACTTTATGAAACACGTAGAAGAAATCATGTTGGATAAAGAAAAATTGTTAGAATTTGCCAACAAAATAAAACTTGACACGCAGTATCGAGGGTTGTACAATATACAAAATAAAGATGATTTTGATTATTGGATGAACTATCCTTATCTCGGCAAAGAAATGAAAACAATGCCAATTTCAGATGAACCACCCGAATCACTTGATGAAGATTTATTTGTATAGGAGTTATAATGGACGCACAAAAAGTTAGAAATGCAATTGTAGAAGTATCAAATGCTATGACTAGGGCACAAGCAGAACGAGAACTTATACGTGAGATTGTGAAAAAGATTCACGATGAAGAAGGTCTTGACAAACGAGTGTTCCGTAAGATGGCATCAGTGTATTACAAAGGCAATTTCCAGGATGAAACTGCCCTAAATTCAGAGTTTGAGGACACATTTACACAAGTAATGAGTTAAACATGAATATATTTTATCTACACCCTAATACTAAGACTTGCGCTCAACATCATTGTGACAAGCACGTGGTAAAGATGATTATAGAGTATGCACAGTTAATGTCTACAGCACACCGTGTGCTTGACGGCACAATGTATCAGGCCAAAACTAAACTCAATCGCAACATCAAGCGTTGGCGTATGGTAGACAGTGAACTTGAGAACACATTGTACAAAGCATCACACATTAATCATCCATCAGGCAAGTGGTGTAGGATGACAAAGGAAAACTATGGATACTTGTATAGCTTGTGGATAGAACTTTGCAAAGAGTACACCCATCGGTATGGTAGAAAACATTTGACACAGGAGAAACTAGAACATATACTAGTTAATACACCTAAAAATATGCCTAGTGCAGGTGTCACTACTATGCCACAAGCAATGCCTGATGACGTTAAGATGCCTGATCCTTTAGACGGGTATCGTAAATACTACAGAACATACAAGCGAGACTTCGCTAAGTGGACAAACAGACAAACACCGGAGTGGTTTTAAAATGTTACCTTATGATAATTACTTTCACAACACTACTCAAGTCCTTTCAGGAGAAATGGGTGAAAAGGCTGCTATGAATATTTTAGATCGATTTGGAATTGACTTCCATGATTGGACCAAAATTCGAGAGGAAAAAGACATAGATATTTTTCACGATAACAAGGTATTCAGAACTCAAATAAAAAATACTCTTACAGGTAGTTGGGTAGTAGAAGGTGGCAGAGCAGGAGATTATTATTCGTACACTAAAAAGATGATTGATGTTATGTTTTTAGTGTACTATCAAAAATGTTGGGTAATCCCCGCTGAAGTATGGGAACAAAAAGCAAAAGGATTTCATAATATGAAAGTTGCGGATTGTGATCGTTTATTTCCCGAGTATCAGAATAATCTTTCATTCAACGGGTGTACTGAACAATTACCAGCAGATGATAATTTAATACATCTTTTAGGAGAGGATTAAAATGCCAGTGAACAAACGTAATACAATGATAAGGGTATCCTTTCAGAAAGAAGGGATACACAAATATCCTGCAGCAAAAGATCTTGAGGGTGTTGAGTTTTTACAATACCCTCATCGCCATATTTTTCATTTTTATGTTCAGTTAGAAGTGTTCCATGATGACCGTGAAGTAGAGTTTATTCTATTCAAACGTGAACTTGAGGGACTTTTTGAAAAAGGTGTTATGCAAGCAGACTACAAGTCTTGTGAAATGATGGCAAATGATTTGTTAGATTATATTGAAGTAAATTATCCTAATCGTATATGTCAGGTTGAAGTATATGAAGATGATGAAAACGGAGCAATTATAAACAATGCGTAAACTATTCTACATGGGACTAGAATCCTACGAAGCACGTTACACTCTACAGTTACAAGAGTGGAACGAACGAGTATTCAACCTACGAGGTATTGATTACGAGGTCATCAATGGTGTCGAACTTGATGACAGTAAAGCTATTGTCACAGGCAGTGTGCTTGATGCTCATGGTAGAACGTATTATAGTTTGTCACAACACATGAACCTGATTCAGAAGATGAAGAATGGTGAGGTGACTAGCGATGATGTTATTTTTTACGAGGATATGTACACTCCCGGACTTGAATGTTTGCCATATATTATGGATCAAAGTCCTGTCGAATACAGACCTAAAGTGTTCCTTCGTTTCTTAGCACAGACTACAGATCCAGATGACTTCCTAATACGTGAAGGTATGTTTGATTGGATGCGTAAGTATGAAGAAATGGTTGACCAGTTTGTTGACGGTATCATGGTAGCATCAGAGGAGTTTGTAGCACATCTTCGTATTGCAGGATTTAAGAAACCTATCTATGTAACAGGTTTGCCTTATGGTAAGTCAGAAGTGTTGGAACGAGTAACACCTACAAAAGAACTCAAAGACAGAACAAGGCGTGTGTGTTTTGCATCACGCTGGGATGACGAAAAATTACCTAACTTCTACATGGATCTTGCACAGGAGTATTTCAAAATAGATCCTACAGTTGAGTTTTCTATTTTATGTGGTCACCCTAAACTAAAAAGTAATGATAAATTATATGTTGAGCGAGCAGAAAGTTTGCAGAGAGAAAGTACAAAGGCTTGGTTGCAAACAGCTAGATTCAAAATTTATACTGGTTTGAAAAAGAACGATTACTATGGTTTGTTGGCTGATAGTCAGGTACTTTTTAATTGTGCGTTGCAGGATTGGGTTAGTAACACAGTCAGCGAGGCAGACACTATGGGTTGTTTGACGTTGTTCCCAGCGTACAGAAGTTTTCCTGAGGTGTTTGCTAATAATTCTAATCATATGTATGTTCCTTGGTCAATAGAAGATGCAGTTGAAAAATTACAAAGAATGTTTAATTCAATTGACAATGATGATTTAGACAAGTATAATATAGGTAAGATAAGTGATTATCAAAACGGAACAATAGACAGAACTATTGATTGTATGTTGGACGGTGAAAACTCTCCTTATTTGAGAGGTCACGTTGATTATCGTAAACACGTAACAAAGGCAAAATATGAAAGATAGTGTATTAGTTACAGGTGGTAATGGTTACATAGGAACACAAACAGTCTTACAGTTGAAAGCTGCAGGTTATGAACCTATTGTTGTAGATTGGGTTGCAGACACAACTAAGAGCTCCTACACTTACTCATTCGATGATAATGCTGTTTTAGATATTATGAAACGGCACAACATCAAATCAGTGATACACTTTGCTGCTGACCATGAAGTAGGTCGCAGCGTTGAGGAACCATCAGTGTTTTACAACAATAATGTTGTCAGCAGTATCAAGTTTCTTGACAAGTGTATTCAAGCAGGGGTTGAAAAGTTTATCTTCAGTAGCTCTAGTAGTGTATATGGTGATGATCCAGAATTTCCTACAACAGAAAATAACAAAAAAAATCCTATGTCGCCTTATGGTAGAACAAAGGATATGTTTGAAGAGGTACTGTTAGATTACGATAGAGCTTACGGCATCAAAACAATGTCTCTTAGGTACTTCAATGCTGCGGGTGCTGACCCTTTAAATAGGCATGGTTATTGTCAAGATACTTACTCACATCTGGTTCCTATTCTTGCTAGATGTTTCGGGCAGGATCTTCCTTTTACTATTTTTGGTAAAAACTATGACACCCCTGACGGAACTTGCATAAGAGACTATACCCATGTTTATGATATTGCAGATGCACACATCAAAGCATTGGATTACGAAGGACCAGAAAGAGTATTTAATATAGGAAAAGGTAAAGGCGAAAGTGTTATAAATGTTATAAATGCTTTTGAGGATTACACAGGAAAGAAAATACAAATAAATGTTACTGGAAGAAGAGAGGGGGATCCTGCAAAAACATTTGCAAACATAGATCTTGCAACTAATTGTTTGAATTGGACTCCTATCTATTCAATTGAGGATATAGTCGAACACGCTTACAAGTGGGAGAACAGATGAAATATTATTCAACGAAAACGTATGGGCATGAACGTGGGTTGTCTTGTGTATTTAGACAACCTAATGCCACGCATAGCCATTGTTCACTGCTACACGGTTACTCATTAGGATTCAGTTTCAAGTTTGGTACTGAAGCCCTTGATGATAAAAACTGGGTAGTAGACTTTGGTGGCTTGAAAGAACTGAAAAATTGGTTAGAAGATACTTTTGACCACACAGTTGTTGCAGACAATAACGATCCACATCTCAAAGACTTGTTTGAACTACAAGAAAAAGGACTTGCTAAGGTTGTAGTTATGCGAGGTGTTGGTTGTGAAATGTTTGCAGAAGAAGCCTTTTGGGTAGCAGATAGTATAGTAAAAGAACTGACAAATGGTAGATGTCATTGTGTGTCGTGTGAAGTAAGGGAACACGGTGCCAACTCTGCTATATATGAGCGTGAATGAAGATAGCTTTAGTTACTGACTTGCATTTCGGTGCAAGAAGCGACTCACTAGCTTTTGATGCTCACTTCCGAAAATTTTATGAAGATACCTTTTTCCCTTACCTTCAAGAACACGGCATCAAAACTGTATTTGACCTTGGTGATACGTTTGACAGACGTAAATATATAAATTATAATAGTTTAAAAAGTTGTAAAGAATATTTTTTTGATAGGTTACAAGATCTAGGTATTGATCTTCACATGATAGCAGGTAACCATGATACCTATTATAAAAATACAAACATAGTAAACTCTCCAGACTTACTATTACAAGAGTACAACAATATCACTCTGTATGATGAAGTTACAGAAGTGAAGATGGGTAAAACTAATATACTTTTTGTGCCATGGATATGCGTAGATAACTATGATAGTAGCCTTCAAAAGATTTCAGAATCGAAAGCGGACGTTTGTCTGGGACATTTTGAATTTTCGGGTTATCAGATGTATCGTGGTACTCCTAATCCCCATGGTATGGACCCTAGCCTTTTTAATCATTTACCTTTGGTTATTAGTGGTCATTTCCACCATAGGCATACTCAGGGCAATATCACGTACATGGGCAACCCTTATCAAATAACTTGGTCAGACTATGATGATCCTAGAGGATTTGCTGTATTAGATTGTGACAACCAGGAGTTAAGTTATGTTGACAACCCTAAACAGATTTTTCATAAATTATATTACGATGATTCCAGTGAATTGGGTCGAGATAGTATTAACAATTGTAGTTTTTCAGATTATAAAAATTGTTGCATAAAAGTTATTGTAGTAAACAAAACAGACTTCAATAAATTTGATTCTTTTATTGACAATTTATATCAACAGGATCTAATTGAACTAAAAATCATTGAGGATTTATCTGATTTTGAAGATGAGGCAGTGGGTGATGACATTGATCTAGAAGATACGATGACGCTACTCAAAGATTATGTTGATGGTATAGAAATAAATTTAGATAAGGAAAAACTAAAAGTATTGTTACAATCATTATACGTTGAAGCACAGGATGCTGCATGATAAAATTTACTACTATTAGGTGGAAAAACTTTTTGTCTACTGGCAATGCTTTTACTGAGATAAAACTCAACAAAAGCAGTAGTACATTAGTTCTAGGTGAGAATGGTTCTGGTAAGTCTACGTTACTAGATGCTCTTACGTTTACATTATTTAACAAACCTTTTCGTAACATATCTAAACCTCAATTGATAAACTCTATCAACAAAAAGAAGTTGTTGGTGGAGGTTGAGTTTAACATAGGAAGTAAACAGTATCTTGTGCGTAGAGGTAGTTTACCTAGTGTTTTTGATATAGAAATTGACGGTGAACCTTTAGACCAAAATGCAAATGTTAGAGACTTTCAAAAACATCTTGAAGAAAATATTTTAAAACTAAACTATAAGTCTTTTACACAAATTGTTATATTAGGTAGTGCATCCTTTACTCCTTTTATGCAATTGACTCCCAATGTTAGAAGAGAGATCATTGAGGACATTTTAGACATACGTATTTTTTCAACAATGAAAGATGTCTTGAAAGGTAAAATAACAGAACTCAAAGAAAAAATACGATTTGCTGAGAGTGAAATAATTGTAGAAAAAGAAAAGGGTAAAGTACAAAAAAGTTATGTCGAAACACTAGAGTCTGATAAACAAGAACGTATTGATAGGATACAAGGAGAGATAGATGAAACAAACTCAACAATCACAAGCCTTACAGAGAGTGCAGCCTCTTGCACAACAGAGAAGAAGAATCTTGGCTCAGTTGAATCAAAAAAACAGAAACTGGAGACCTATAATCAAGAAATAATTAGGAAAATAAGTGAACACCAAAAAGAAGTAGATTTCTATCACAATAACGATGACTGTCCTACTTGTAAACAAGGCATACCACATGAGTTTAAAGTCAGTATGTCAGAAGAAAAGAAGGACAGGATTGATGAACTTGAAACTGCGAGTGAAGACCTGAAGAAAAACTTAGAAGAAGTGAATGAGTTGTATGAAAAGGTTTTGTCTTTAGACGAACAAATTATGAGCTTCAATAATCAAATCATCACAAATCAAACACTTCTGCAACGTCTTGTATTAGAAAAATCTGAGGCTGAAAGTAAAGTAGGTGACATTGAAAAAGAAACTGAAAAGTTAAAACAAACAGCTAAGAAAATTATGGAACTGACAAGCAACAAAAATGTTTTGTCAGAGGAACAACAATACAATAGTGTTGCAGAAAATTTGCTCAAGGACTCAGGTATAAAAACTAAAATTATTCGTCAATATTTGCCTGTCATAAATAAGTTAGTGAATAAATACTTAACTGCCATGGACTTCTTTGTTCAGTTTGAGTTAGACGGAACATTTAAAGAAACAATAAAGTCCAGACACAGAGATAAATTTAGTTACGCTTCATTTAGTGAAGGTGAAAAACAAAGAATAGATTTGGCGCTTGTATTCACTTGGCGAACTATTGCTAAAATGAAAAACAGTGCCAGTACAAATTTATTACTTTTAGACGAGGTGTTTGATAGCTCTCTAGATGTTAATGGTACTGATTATGTTATGACATTGTTAAACACAATAGGTGAGGATACAAATGTGTTTGTAATTTCTCACAAAGGAGATCAACTGTTTGACAAGTTTAGAAGTGTTATCAGATTTGAAAAGAAAAACAATTATTCGGTGATGGTATAATGAAAGAACTAGAGTTGTTGCCTTTCGGTGATCCTTTTTTGAGTAACAAACCCAGTGAGTTTGATTTTGAAAAAGAAGATGCAAAAGAATTGAGCCTAAGACTTTTTCATGCTATGGGTAAGGCAGGCGGTATAGGATTATCTGCTAATCAAGTTGGACTTGATATGAGAGTGTTTGTTATGGGCGGCAATGATAAAGTGCCATCCAAAGCAATATTTAATCCTAAATTGCAAAGCGTATCTGATAAAATGGTCAGTATGAAAGAAGGCTGTTTGTCATATCCAGGACTTTGGTTAATGATAAAACGACCTGTAGAATGTTCAATTTCATATCAGGATGAAACAGGCGCTGTTATTGCAGAGGGGTTTTCTGGATTTTCAGCAAGAGTTGTTTTGCACGAATACGATCATATGTTGGGGCAAAATTTTACTCAGAGAGCATCTTCTTTAAAGCTACAAAGAGCTATGAAACATATGGACAAAAAGGTAAAGAACTTTAAGAGAGGAAAAAATGTCTGACGATATATTCGATTTCGGTTTTACTGCGGTAGATGAAATTCCTACCTCCACAACCGTACAGGAACCTGTAGTAGCACAGGTAGACGATACACAGCTACAAACTATAATGGACAAGTTAGAAAGACTTGAGAGTTTGGTGTTGACTTCAGATAATTCTTCAATGATTAATGAACATCGTGAACTTGTGCAGCAAGATGTGACTGCAAAACTTGGACAAGTAGAGGACCTTATCTTACCACTACTGTATAATCTACAAAAGAATCCAGAGAAGGATTATATTCATTGGCCTAATAGGACGGCTATCATAGATAAACAAATAGAAAGAATCAAAGCAGTAACACGTTACTATGAAAATGTTTAGGAGATAGTATGTCAGATAATGAAAAAGGATTGGCTACTTTTACAGGTGTAGAAGGAGTATTTGCGAGACCTACAGGGAACCTATTTGATTTTTATTTGAACGGTGAACTTGAAGGACCTGAAAGTTACGTTGAATGGAATCATATTATACGAACAGCACAAGAAACAGATGTAATTTATCTGCACATTAATTGTTATGGTGGTGATGTAATGACTGCGGTACAGTTAATGCGAGCTTTATCCGAATCAAATGCTCACGTAATTGCTTCGGTTGAAGGCGCTTGTATGTCAGCTGCTACCTTTATATTCTTAATTGCAGACTCATTTGAAATTTCAGACCACAGTATGTTTATGTTTCACAATTATTCAGGTTTCTCTATAGGTAAAGGAAACGAAATGAAAGAGCAGATCATGCACGAGGAGAAGTGGGCTAAAAATTTACTTACCAAACTGTATGATGGATTTCTGACTAAGGATGAAATCAAGGAAATTTGTAACGGGCGAGACATTTGGATGTCACCAGATGAAGTCGGATCTCGCTTGGAGAAACGAAACAGCCTCAAAACCGCCCCTAAAAAGAAGACAAGAGCGAAAAAAACTGCTTGACAAACTGAAAAAAAGATAATATACTATAGGTTATTGTTCTTAAAGTAAAAAAGAAAGCCCTTATATTTCAAGCACTTAGCACACTTTCACGTAAGTCATTGATTTATAAGGGCTTTTAGTGCTTGACAAATTCAAAAAAAGATGTCATAATACACGCATAAAATGAAAAAACGGTTGTGAGGACCTTATCATTATGCAAATTCAACAAAAATCACTATTGGCTAAACTACTGTCCACCGAAAACATTACGGTGGAGGTTAAGGCTGACCTGCCTACCGCAGCATTCGATCCTACTAGTCGCACCATGTACATTCCTAAGTGGAAGGATATGCCATCTTCTATGCAAGATTTGCTTATCGGTCACGAGGTAGGTCACGTACATGAGACTCCTGCAGAAGGCTGGCACGATGCTATTTGCGAGGATCAGACACTCAAAAGTTTCCTCAATGTGATTGAGGATGCTCGCATCGAGCGCAAGGTCAAGACACGTTATCCTGGTTTGGTACGTAGCTTCTACGCAGGCTATCGTGAATTGTTCGAGCGTGACTTTTTCGGTGTCAAGGACATTGATGTAAATGCTCTCCCTCTTATTGACCGTATCAACCTACACTTTAAGGTTGGTTCATTTCTCAATGTCCAATTCTCAGACGCCGAGCGTCCATTTGTCGAGCGTTGTGCGACTACTGAAACATGGGAAGAGGTTGAAGAACTTGCCCGTGAACTACACGGCAAGGCTCAGGAAACTGCTGAGGATGATATTGAGCAGTTGATGGATGAAATCAATTCCTCCTCAGATGACAGCGATATGGACATGGACGGTGATACGTCATCTTGGGATCAGTCAGACTCAGACGAGACTGAGGAAGGCGGTTCGGCTGCTGGTAACAGCGGCGAGGAGTCAGATGAGGAGGCAGATGATACTCAAGCTGCTTCAGATTCAGATGACGATGAAGGTGTTGATACAGGTGAAGGAGTTTACGAAGCACCTGAGGTCATTCAAGAATTCGTAGATGACGGTGGCGTTGGTTCAATTACCGACAAGGCTTTCCGTGACAATGAGGAGAACCTGTTAGATAAGGATTCACGTATCAAAGAATCCGTATATGTCAATGTACCCACTAAGATTGACCTGACAGATGTTATTGTACAGCCCCGTGATGTTTACAATTGGAATCTTGTCGAGGTTGGTAGCCTTAGAGATATAGACCCTAAGGTGTACGCTGAAGGACTGTACAAGGATTTCATTGCACAGAACAGCAAGACTATCAATCAGATGGTTTCTACTTTCGAGATGAAGCGTAAAGCATCACAATTCATCAAGGCTAGGACTTCTAAGACAGGCGACCTCAACGAGGACAGGCTGTGGGCTTACAAGACCTCAGACGATTTGTTCAAGCAGATTACTTCAATCCCAGAAGGCAAGAACCACGGCTTCATTATGCACCTTGATATGTCAGGTTCAATGTTCCGTAATATGTCTGACACTATTGCACAGCTTATCAACCTTACTATGTTCGCACGTAAGATCAATGTACCGTTTGAGGTGTATGGTTTTACTACAGGCAGCGGTTACGGTTGGGCTCACCCTAATGCTAAAGTCGGTGATTTTGTTTTCGAGGAAGCTAAGGTAGTCAAGCTGCTCACTTCAGACTTCAGCAAGCGTCAGCTCGAGGAAGCATACAAGTATTTGCTGCTTTGGAGAGCATCCTTTGAGTATCGGATGAAGTATCGTTACAATGAAGGTGGTTTCCCTGTATGGTTAGGTAACAATAAAGCTCTTGATATGGGCGGCACTCCTCTCAATTCTACGCTTGTTGTTGGTATTGAGATTGCCAAGCAGTTTCGCAAGGCTACAGGTGTTGAACTTCTTAACACTATTATCCTGACTGACGGTGAGGCTACTGACTTTGCAGAACTGTGGGTAGAATCAACAGCACGTAACGGTATGTGGCCTGGTACACTTCGCTACGGTCAGATCCCTGTGTTGAAATACGGTTCAGCTACTTACCCATTGATTGAAGGTAACGCACACCGCAATACAGAACTGACCTGTACTCTGCTTGAGATGTACAAAGACATCACAGGCTCTAAGGTTATCAACTATCACATCCTGGATAGGTTCAGCAAGCGAGAAATTGAAATGTGCAAGGACTACGCTACTATCGGTAATTCAGACATGGGCTACGTTGCTTGGGAGAAGATTTATGCTCCTCAGCGAGCCTCAGGGCTCATTGAAGCACGTGATACTAAAGGCTTTGATGTACGCTACATTATGAACGGCTCAAAGCTGAGCATTGAGGACGAGGAGCTCGAGGTCAAGTCTACTAAGAAGGGTGATTTGCTCCGAGGATTCCGTAAATTTGCAGGCTCTAAGGCTCAGCAGCGCATATTTGTACAGAAATTTATCCCTGAGGTAGCCTAAGTTATTGATATTACAGGGCTTAAAGTTTGAGAAAATGCTTGACTTTTGCTGAGATTACTGTATAATATAGCATATAAACTGAAAAATTTAACTATTGTCTTGTGAGGAGACTATATTATGACTGACCGTAATACACTTATTGACACCCTTCGTTCCCGCAATTACGAGGACAATATTGTTCCACGTAAAGACATCATCCGTGAAGCTAAGGCTATTGGTATCAATCACCCTGGCTTTTTACTCAAAGATCAATTCAAGGTTGAGAAAGGCCTGTATGATCTGACTGAGATGTTCACAGGCACTGCTGCGGTTCCCGTTGCAAGAAAGCCTATCATGGAGGTTGTTACACCTACTGTAACACCTGCTCCTGTAGCAGCACCTGAGTCTAAGGTTGTATCAATGGCTAAACTAGCTATGGACATTGAAGGCTTGGTACCATCTAAAGATGATACCTACGTAGCTTTCGGTTTTCACAAAGACCTTAAGACTATCCTTCAGGGTGGTATGTTTTATCCTCTTTTCATATCCGGTTTGTCCGGTAACGGTAAGACCACTATGGTTGAGCAGGTTTGCGCTCAGCTCAAGCGTGAGGCTATCCGTGTGAATATTAGTATTGAAACCGATGAGGACGATTTAATCGGTGGCAATACTCTGGTTGATGGTAACGTAGTCTATAGAGAGGGTCCCGTCCTCACCGCTATGAAGCGTGGGGCTGTTCTCATTCTTGACGAGGTAGACAGAGGCTCCAACAAGCTAATGTGCCTTCAAGCGATTCTTGAAGGTAAGTCCTACTTCAACAAGAAGACTGGCGAAACCGTCGCTCCTGCTCCCGGGTTTACAATAGTTGCAACGGCCAACACTAAAGGTCGAGGCTCAGATGACGGCAAGTTTATCAGCGCACAGCTGCTAGACGAGGCTTTCCTCGAGCGTTTTGCAATTACCGTGGAGCAGGAGTATCCTAAAGCAGCCGTAGAGAAGCGCATCATCCTTAACAAGATGAACAAGGCTGGCTACACTGATGAGGACTTTGCTACTCATCTTGTCACTTGGTCTGAGGTTATCCGTAAGACCTTCTTTGAGGGCGCCATAGACGAGCTTGTCAGCACCCGTAGGCTTGAGCACATTGTCAATGCGTATGGTGTGTTCAAGGACAAGCTCAAGGCAATCACCCTGTGTACAAATCGTTTTGACGCTGATACTAAGGCGGCATTCATTGACTTGTACACTAAGGTTGATCCTTCAAACCCACAGTCCATTGAGGATGTGGATCCTGCTTCGGACGATGTCGAGTTTTAATGCTTGACATTCGCTCCAAAACGTGTATAATGGTAAGTACATTTAAATAGTGAGGACTAAAAAATGAGTACACCCTTCAATCCAGTAGTATCAGGTAATCCAAATTTTACCGTAGCCAGTAATCCATTCGACCCGACCTCGAAAATTAATACCGAGGAAGGAATTTATAGATCGATTGTAGACTTGGCAAAGGAGTCAGTACACTATAACAATATTGATGCTAAGACAATGGCTAGGTTGCGTGAAAAGTATCGTGCTGAGGTAGAAGAGGGGCCTGCGTACACGATGGAACAGATCCCTCGTTATAAGTTAAAGGTTAAGACCCCTGCTCAACGCAAGGCAGTATTTCCTGCACAAAAGAAAATGATTCTAAATTTTAAACAGGCATTGAATACTCCTCTGTTTGTCAATGTAGACTCTAAAGGCAATTATAATATCATGGAAGGACAGCAGCACGGCACAGCTGATGCTGCGTTAGGTGATCCTAATGACATGGTAAACTGTATTGTTTACCGTAATATGCCTGATTGGTTTGAGGAGTGGTTCTTCCTTGAGTTTAATTGCGAGAGCCGTACTCAGATTTCAGCTTATGATCGTATCCGTTTAGCAATCCAGATGGAACGTAAATGTCCTACAGGTATAGATGAGTATGAGATGTATGCTGAGAAGCAGGCTTTATTTGAGGAGTACGGTTTTCGTTACTTGGATGAAAAGGAAACTAGTGTACCCTGTGGTGTATCACACCCTAGTATCTGGGACGTACCCTTCAACACAATAAAAGAGATGTTTAAGTTTATTGGTAATGATAATGAATTGAAACAGGACCCTACCCGTCAGATCACCTGGGGTTTTTGGCAATGTGCTCAGGAGTACGGTTATTTGTACAATGAGAATGTTATTCAAGCATGGCGTAACCTTGTAATTGATATGACCGGACAGCAGTATGTCAAAGATGAATTGACAGCAATGTTTAAGGAGACAGGTCGTAACTGGTCTGCTACACGTGGCCCTAAAATGCTTATGGGGCTTTTGAAGAAGCGTGGTTGTAAGGATATTGATATGACTCGCATCTGCAATGACAACGCTACGTTGGTTGCTGAAATTGAGGACTGTATTCAGTATAGTGAATTGGCACAGCAATATGTATCAGTCTAATTACTTACTTTACATCTTCTTTACAGGACTTACCTATAAGATAGGTCTAGTAGAGAAGCGTGAGAACTTAGACAGAAGGTTCAATCATCTGTTCAAAGGTCTGCAACAATCAGATGCTAGTATACGTGACAAAATTTGTTTTACTAGAGTATATGAAGCAAAGACTGACCGCATGATTAAGACGTGTGAAACGAATGTATTGTCAGAGCTAGAAGAACATAGGATACCTGACTTCAAAGGTTACTTGACAGAATCTTTTGTTGACACTGTATCATTAGATGTTATAATTGAATCTATTAATAAGCAAACCCGTTGCAAATTGAATTTACTATATGAGGATTATGTTCCAAGTGAAAAAGATTGATTACAAATTTAACGAAGGGGCTCTGCTTGCAGAGCTCCAGGCGTATGTAGACGCAACATACGGTGAGCATTATAGCCGTAACAGGTTTCAGTCCTCGGAGTTTATCATGGACTGTGGACACGGCATGGGATTCTTTCTCGGCAATGTCCTGAAGTATACTCAGCGTTACGGTAAAAAGGACGGTCACAATAGAAAAGACCTACTAAAAATCTTACATTATGCTTTGTTAGCCCTGAATGAACACGATCAGGATTATAAATAGTACGAAACTTATTAGGAGAATATAATGGCATTTAGAATAAGAAATACTTTTATACGCCCAAATACAGACGTGCATTGGTTTCCTGATGATATGAGAACATCAGAGTATACTTCTATTGTTACGTCTGCACGGTCCTCTAACAATGTTACTCAGACTAGAAGAGAAATCAGCGAGGATAATTTAACTTTTATCGTGGAGACTTCTGCAAACTCAGAAGCTGATTGGGAAGATTTCCAGACAGAAATGGCAATGACATATACTAATGCAGGTTTCTTAGACTGGTTAATAAACAATAGTATCACACAGGAAAGTGAGATATTAGAAAACACTTGACAATTTGTTCTATATATTATATCATGGTATTTTTATTTGAAAGGATAAAGTATGAAAATTAGTAATGAAACATTGAATGTTCTTAAGAACTTCGCAACCGTAAATACTAACATTCTTGTTAGGCCTGGTAACAAACTAGCGACAATCAGTGCAGGTAAAAACATTTTTGCAACCGCAGAAGTGACAGAAACCTTTGATCGTGAGTTTGCTGTTTATGACCTAAACAGTTTGTTAGGTATCATCACTGCTCAGGATGACTCTGACATTTCCTTTGGCGATGAATCACTAAAGGTGACTAAGAACCTGAGCTCCTTTGAGTATTACTACGCTGACCCTCAGATCATTGTGTCAGCCCCTGACAAGTCGATTGAAGTAGACGAGTTCTTCAGCTTTACATTGTCTAAGGAGAACTTAGAGATGATTATGAAGGCTGCTGCTATCACTTCAGCTCCTATGTTTAGTGTAGTCGGTGATGGTACAGATGTCACTATCAGTGTAGGTGATCCTGCAACTGCAAAGAGTAACAGTTACAAAAACGTGGTTGCTCAAAGTGACAAAACTTTCATTGCAAATTTGGCAATAGAAAACTTGAAAGTCATTCCTAATACCTACACTGTGGTAATTTCTGAAAAGAACTTTATTCACTTTGCAAATGAAACAGGTAGTGTAAAGTATTGGATGGCACTTGATAAATCCTCGGAGATTAACAATGGATAATAAAATGTCTTTCAATTTGCGTGAAGTATCAAACGGCTGGCTGTTGGAAATAAATGGTGACGGCTATGCGGAATATATTTTTAAGACTACGGGTCCTGCATTGGGCATGATCCGTAAAGTCCTGAAAGAAGAAGTAGACCCTTTTGAGGAAGAAACCGATGAATGAAGATAAAGAAGTACAAGAAGAAGATACAGAAGAAGGTAAACACATTGAACTCAATTTAGAAGATGAAACTTCAGTAAAGGAAAAGTTTGGCTAGATTAATTGCATTTGGTGATAGTTACACTACAGGATTGAACAAACCTCAGGGCGAAAGATATTATGTAAAATCCTACATAAAATTTGTAGCAGACGCCTTTGATTTAGAACTAATAAACGAAGCAGTTGATGGCAATTCTAATCCAGTAATAGCCACTAATGTTTTAAATTTTAAGTTTGAACCTGATGATAAAATTTTCATTTGTTGGAGTGGACTGACCAGAGATTTTGAATGGTCAACCACTCCTTTAGGTTTTGTGAAGCCTCGGTTTTCAAATAACAGGCGTCACCGAAATGCTCACCATTGTTACTTTATGTCTAATATGGCTATACGAGCAACTGAAAACTTCTTGACTAAAAACAATTTAAATTATATAATGACTTCAGCTTTTGTGATACCTGATTGGTTAGAAGATGAAACATGGCCTAATTGGATAACACCTACATTGAAAGATATTTGTACAAAAAAGTTATTGGAAAAGTGTCTGCATCCTAATCAGGAAGGACACAGGAAAATAGCAAATTATATTATGGAGTATGTTGATGGAACACTTTTTATGGGTAGAAAAATATCGTCCGACAAAAATTGAAGATTGTATTCTCCCTGATTCTATTAAGAAAACATTTAAGGAATTTCTCCTCAAGGGAGAGGTTCCTAACCTGCTTCTGTGTGGTACAGCAGGCACAGGTAAAACTACAGTAGCAAGAGCCCTCTGTGAAGAACTAGGCAGTGATTACATTGTTATCAATGGTTCGGATGAAGGTAGACAAATTGATACACTCAGAACTAAAATCAAAAGTTTTGCAAGTGCTTTCAGTTTCGAGGACAAGCCTAAGGTCGTAATCATAGATGAGGCTGACTATCTAAACAAAGAGTCAGTACAACCTGCTCTCAGGGCTTTCATAGAGACCTTCTCTGACAACTGCCGATTCATATTCACTTGTAATTATAAACAGAAGATCATTGCTCCTCTGCACAGTAGGACTACTGTGATTGAATTTTCCTCACGTAAAGAGGACAAACAAAGTCTTTGTGCTTCTTTTCTGAAGAGGATGCAACATATACTGAATAGTGAAGATGTTGAATATAAGACAGTGGTACTTGCAGAACTGTTGATGAAACACTTTCCTGACTATAGAAGAGTTATAAATGAATTACAAAAGTACAGTGCATCGGGTGTCATTGATGAAGGTATACTGAGTAGTTTGTCTGAGGTAAATACAAAAGAACTGATTAAGTCCCTGAAGGAAAAGGACTGGAAGAAGATGCGACAATGGGTCGCCAACAATGTCGAGTCAGACCCTCAAGGTATTTTCAGATACATCTATGACAGTTTGATTCCTGAGGTAGAGACTGTGCCTCAGATGGTTATACTTATTGCAGACTATCAGTACAAGGCGGCGTTTGTTGCAGATCAGGAAATTAATCTGACTGCTTGTTTGACTGAAATAATGGCGAGTATGAAATTCAAATGAGTATATTAGAAGGATTCGGACCTCCTGTTGAGGAAATAAACGAAAAAGACTTTGAGGAAAAACTCAAAAAGATAAGTCCTTTTGATTATGTTCAGGCAATCAATTATACAAAAGAGGATATGATACTAGATGAGCGAACTGAAAAAGAGTATAATGCTTTCATTATTAATCGTGCTATGGGTTATTCTCCCGATACTGTTATTGCTGGCAACGAGATGAACTCTCGCCCACACCTGGATAAAAAGATGCAGTTTGATTTTTTGAAAGGTGTAGTTAGAAAGGCAAAAAGATATAACAAGTGGTTGAAGGCAGAAGAGTCGGACTTAGAAGCGGTACAGGAATATTTCGGCTACAGTTTTAACAAGGCAAAAGATGCTTTGAAAATACTGTCAGACGATGACCTATCAAAAATCAAAACTTTCCTTGCTACCTCAAAAGGTGGTACATTATAAATACTCTTACAATTGTATAATAATTCATAAGGAAAATGAAATGATTGACCGTGATAATTTATTTGGTATTGATTATCCCGATTACCAACCGCTAGAAATATTATTAGAAGATCCTGAGAACTTTCTAAAAATTAAGGAAACTCTCTCACGGATAGGTGTCGCATCTAAAAAGGACAATACATTATACCAATCTTGCCACATACTTCACAAACAAGGAAGATATTTTATAACTCACTTTAAAGAACTGTTTGCATTAGATGGAAAAGAAGCAGACTTTATGGAAAATGACCTGCAACGCAGGAACACTATTGCAAAACTTTTAGAGGAATGGGGACTACTCAAAATTATTAGTGAAGGTGATTTGGATTACTGTCCTATGAGTCAAATTAAAATAATTTCTTATAGGGATAAAAATGATTGGAATTTGGTACCGAAATATAATATAGGAAATAAAAGGCGAGCATGAGTCTTAGTAGGATGAAGTTTAAAGCTGCTATACTATCATTAGGGCAGTTATTGTTGTTACCTACAATTTATCTAGTTTACACTAACCCACCAACAGCAGTGTGGTTATTTTTTACATTGGTGTTGTCTTACAAATTTGGCGTGTTTGGATGGGTGTTGGGTCAACACAGATATTTTACTCATAAACAATTCAAAGTTTCTCCTTTTATGGAAAAGTGTTTGATGTTTTGGGCTGTGATGGGAACATGGCAAAGTCCTATGGAATGGGTGTGGAGTCACAATCATCATCACAAATATTCAGACACAGAGAACGATGTTCATAGTCCTAAATACTTAGGTTGGAAAAACTGGTTTTTCTTTTTTCATAAAATAGATACTATGGAACCTGGCATAGCTATTTTAAGAATGGCAAAGTCACCTTGGCATCAGTTCTTTTTGAATTTTAAATATGGTATAATTTTTGGTTACGCTTTTATTTGTTATTATTTGTTTGGCATAATGGGATTGACATATGGTTGGTTGGTTCCAACATCATATGCAATGCTATCACAAATTATAATTGTTATGAACCACAAAAATGGAGAACCTAAAAACTCATTTTTGATTGACTTATTTACATTGGGGGAAGGTCGGCACAAGGATCATCATAATAATCCTAAAGACTACTCCAAAGATAAATTTATAAAACCTGTGATAAAATTTATATCTTATGAAAACAATAAACATACATCTAGGGCTTGAGTCAAACCTAACTCTAACCTATCAGTTTTACGACAATCCTATAGCAAATATATGTTATGAGAGGATGCAAGATCAGGAGAATAAACTGATTGAGCGAGATATATTTAAAGGCTTTGGCGAAACAATAGAAGAGCTTAGGGAAGAATTACAACAAATAACAGACATACTTAAAACTAAAATGGAGTTTGAGTTTGATGATGTGTTAGACACAAATAAATTACACGTAAACTTTCCTAGATATAATGATAAGTATTTAGATGACCCTGAGGTATTACCTTTACTTAGAAAATTTAATAGAATAATACATCATATAGAGCATTTAGGAAGAACTAAGAATAAAGTTTTTCAATTTGCCTGTATTGATGGTGGTATTGATTTTAAAGAAGAGTGGTATCAATATTTTACGCCTTATAAAAGAAAGGGTGAAATGTATATGCACTATCCTCACGTAGGTAAACATTTTCTAGAGTTGTTTTTAGATAACGATGTAGATGTTTTACCTGAACAGATTATGATTACAAATAAAGTAGCTAACACCTTTAGTTTTTGGTGCGGTGAAGATATGTATGCTGAAGGTGAGAGAGAAAAAATATTTTACGGAAGACTAAAAAGTTTTTATGATAAAATTGCAGACAAGTTACCTTATAAATGGGGAGATCCTCGTTTAGCAATAGGATATGTTCCTATAGGAAAGTTTATAGGAAACATAGATGAATTTGTACAAGAAATAGGCCAAAATAAATTTGTACATAGTTGGTCTTTCTAGTATAAATAAAACGGACGCCGAAAGGGTCCATTACAATAACTCGCTTAATAAAGGAGACTATTATGGTTAGTAATAAGCGTTATGCTGTGGCAAACATGGCTGATATTTTTGATAATGTTCGTTCCTATACAATAGGATTTGATCGTATGTTCGATAACTTAAACACTGTTTCTGAACTTTCAAATAATTATCCTCCGTACAACATCTTGAAATTAGATGATGAACACTTTGTAATTGAAATAGCTTGTGCTGGTTTCACTAAGGATGAATTTAACATCCATGTAGTTCCTGAAGGCAATAAACTTGTCATTCAAGGAATCCAGGACAGAGGTGAAGATAAACGTGATTATTATCACAAAGGAATCGCAGCTAGGAACTTTACACGCACATTTGCTTTGACAGATGATGTGGAAGTTACTGATGCAGATTTTGAAAATGGTATGTTGAATGTGTCTCTTGTCAGGATTGTACCTGAAGAGAAGAAACCTAAGGAAATTAAAGTAAGATAGGAGAATATTATGAGTAACTCAGTACGAATTCTGAAGTTGGATACAGGTGATGACGTTATAGGTGTTATAAATGAGGTTGAATTGGCTGAGGGTAAAGGCAATAAG